AACGGGGCGCGCAGCCCCGCCGTGATTTCCATTACCGGTCCGCCGTCATTCAAATTAATGCGTAATCCACTCGGCATTACCACGTCCCCAGCTTTATAGAACCACCACCGGGCAGGTTTATCAGCACACCGGTACCGTCAATCACTACAGCATTGTTCACACCGTTAAAGCTGAAAGCCCCCGACGTGGCGTAAAGTGCCCCGCGAACCGTCACATTGCTGAATTCAGATGAGCCATCTTTACCAATTCGCCAGCCAACTGAGCCAGCCACGTAGTTATTTGACTGGATATACGCACCGATTTTCGCATTGGTGATGGTCCCGTCCTGGATAAACGTGTCACGAATAAACGTCTGGCCGTTCTGAATAACAAACGGCAGCGTGACGGCGGCTCCTGCCTGAGACATAACAGCGAAGCGGTCAGCAAGGAAAATAACCTGTGACTGCATGCCTGACGGTGTGTTCTGCACACCCAGCCCCATCCCTGCCGCGTACTGCACACCGTTGACATCCACGCCGACTTTAATCGAGTACATCGCGTTCAGGTTACCGTTGATATCCGCTACTGCCTGGGCGTTCGTGGTAATTGCCGCAGCCTGGCCGTTTACCGTGACGCTCAGTGAGTTGATTTTCGTTGCGGAAGTCTGCGTGAAATCAGACATCGTTTTTGCGAAGTCCGTGATATTGGCATTGCCGCCAGCCGTGGCATCCAGGGTTTTCAGCGACTCCGCAACGGCTTTGCTCGCGTCCACCATAACGTTATCAACGCGCTGGATGCCTGCACTGTTTGCGCCGTACTGAGCACTGAGCGTCATCCGGGTATTAACCTGCGCCAGCGTCTCCTGAATCAGCGCCACCGCCGTGTTTTGCACCCCACCAGCCGCGTTAGCCGTTTTCCCTGACAGTTCGTCGAACCGGGACGCGGTAGCGCTGTCGAGCGTGGACACAGCCTGTGTGAGCTGGGTTACGTCAGCGGTATTGTCCTCCATCTGCGCCGTCAGCGTGTCAACCGCCGTCGTGCGGGCCTGCGTCTCGTCAGAGAGCGCCTGCGTGAGTTGCGTTACCTGTGCCGCGTTCTGGTCGGTTTTCGCCTCCAGGCGCGTCACGTCCGTAACGCGGGCCTGTGTTTCAGTGGCAATCACCTCCCGCAACTGAGTGAATGATGCACTGTTTGCGCCGTTCTGCGCCGTCTGCCTTACGACAACATCAGCGATGGCCAGGGCATTACCAATGATGGCCTCTGCCGTCTGCCGGTTCGCGCCCACTGCCGCCGCCAGTTGATCGGCGTTTTGGGTAATTGCCGTGGCGAGGTCAGCAACAGTTTTACTGGTTTCAACTGCGTTTTCGATGATGTCTTTAAATACCGCGGTGTCCTTCATCTGATCAAGAATCTCAGCAGAAATGGCGCTGACATCAACCGATGACTGCCCAATTACCCAGGCGGTCCACTCGCCGACATTGCCAATTCTGTCCACCAGCCGCGCACGGTACCATTGCCGCACGCCCGCCAGCATAGGTCCGTGCTGATAGCTTGCTGCCGGATAGGGCACCAGCGTCAGCAGTTCGGGATTTGCCTTATCGTCCGTGGTGGCGCGCTGTAGTTCGGTGTATGCAGTGTCACCGGCTCCTTCAGGAAACGCCCAGGTAATATCGATAGCCCAGACCACATCATTTGAAGCGAGGAGTGACTGCGGCGTGCCCGGTGTACCATTTTTTCCCGTCAGGTGGGTCGTATCGGCATAACCCCAGGGCGACGACGAATCCTGCGCATTCAGGGCACGCACACGCACATCATAATTGCCGGAATAAATGCCCTGAACGGAAAAGCCCTGGGCACTGGCAACCGGAACGTTAATCCAGTCGCCGTTGTCCTTGCGCCATTGCGCCTGGTACCGGACAGCACCAGCAACTTTGTCCCACGTACTGTTCAGGCTGGCGACCGTCAGCCCCTGATCGATAAAATCAGTCTGGCTGATGAGGATATTTTTCGGCGAGGGCAGCACATTAACCGGCGTTACCGTAATCGGTGCAGGCGTGATCCGCACACCGTCATCAATAAACCGGTATTTATTCGGGTCGTGCTGAACACCGGACACGTTAAATGTTCCGTCGTCGTTTGCGGCAACGGACGTCACACGAAATTGCTGAATAGCCAGCCTGTCGCTGTCAATTGCCCACACTGCGCCAGCAACGGGAGCCATCCGGTAATCGGTGCTGACCGTGACGGTCTTTTTATCGCTGCTGATCGCGCTGATGGTTCGCGTCTGCGTCGTGCCGTCGGGGAGATTCAGCGCCAGCCTGTCACCGGACGCATATTCAACAGCGCGATCCAGCGTAATGTTCCTGCCGTTTACCGCGCTGATTCGCCCTCCATTCTGCATTCCGGCGCGGAACGGGTCCGCAACACCAATAACGGATGCAGGCAGCGGAATATGTCCGTCAAGACCGACGTTAAACGAGATTGTGCCGTCTTTTGCGTTGGACAGTAAGACCCAGCGTCCCCTGCGGTGGGCCTCACTTTGCGAGGTGCATCCAATCGCTGTCAGTTGCGTCTGATTAATGTCGTAACGTGCCACCAGATCGCTGTCGTAAACGCCCTCGATAGTGTCGCTGTAATGGTTCTGCGGATCAGACCATGACACCAGGCAGGAACTGTAGCGGTTTTTATAGGAGCCACCCGCGTAGTTAAACAGCCCATCCACCACATTTGAGGCGGTATAAACAAAATCCAGATCTGCCACCGGAACATCAGCGTTTACGTAAATCTGTTCATTACCCCAGAACGTAATGCCCCGGAATATTGCGGCCAGATCTTTCAGAACGGTGTATGCATCCTGCTGGCTCTGGATGTAAACGTTGCAGGTAAAACGCGGTTCAGTACCGCCCGCACCGTCAGAGACCCTTTCATCGCAATACTGGGCAATGGCGTAAACCTCCCATTTATCAATCATGGAAGCATCCACACGGTTGCCCATGCCGAAAATCTTATCCAGCACCAGATCGTAAAAAATCCATGCCGGGTTGTTGCTGTATGCCCATTTGAAGTCGCCAGCCCACGCACCGGAACTTTCGCGGGTAACAGGATCATAGTTTGACGGTACACGGATCCGGCGGCCCAGAGGGACACATGTCACCTTCGGGGCACTCCCATTAAAGTGGCTTGCATCAACTTCGATATAGAGCAATGCGGTATTCGGATAACGGAGTTTACTGTCGATAACTTCTGCGAACGAGAAAACCTTAAACGCGTTGGCTAACTTTGAGTTGCCAACCGAATCCGCTGTGATCCGTCGGACACGAACAGTCCATCCGGTGGTGGCTTCTGGCAGATTAATACGGTGATCGCGCTGGTATTCAGAGGTGGTTTTACCGTCAAACGTCGCATCAACCACAGTCTGATAGGCACCACCGTCAGTGGACAAATCAATTGCGTAAGCCGTCACGGTTCCGACCATGTCGCCATTGTCTTTGTACTGGTACTGGACGGGGAGAGACAATTTGATGCGAACTGCGTCCAGTGTCAGATTTGTAAACTGGCGGGTCCAGGGTACTGATTGCGTGACCGTAACACCTACGGCCAGTTCATTATCTATTTCCGGCATCCCCGGAATGTACGTCTGATCCTGTGTGCCGCGTCGCCAGTCCCAGACAACACCGGAGAAATTGTAACTGCCATCAGCGTTAGCCAGCGCTGTATCATTGAGGAAAATTTGTTGTGCCGTCAGTTCGCCCTGAATTTCGCCTTCGCCGATAGCCAGCAGCATTTTTAATTTTGCGGTCGACAACAGATCGTCAGGTGCTTCAACTGGCGTATGCGCGCTACCGCCCCCGCCTTTCCTGCCCTGAATATGCATAATTCACCCATAAAAAAACCGCCCGGAGGCGGCTGTACCTGAATAAACGTGCCTATTGCTGGTCGCTGGAGAACAACCCGGCACTGATGACGGCCCCGCCAATTTCACGTTTTCCATAGAGCAGCGGAACCGGGTAACCCATCGCCACCGTATTCACGGGTGCACCAAAGGCGTAATTGGGTTTATTGTCTGCACTACTGCTGGCACCGATATTAATTTTGGGTTGAGGCGTCAGCATCTGCACAACACCGCCCAGCATCATAGATATTCCAAGTCCGGTTAATGCTGTTGTCGTTCCTGCGATAGCGGCTGCACTCATTCCAGCCGCGCCAGCCCATGCAGCAAAGGAAGCACCTGCAGTGAAAAAAGCCGCGACCAGCGCCACTGCACCAATAACAATCTGGAGAACACCGCCCTGCTTGGCACCTTCAATAACAGGCATCATGGTAAATTCGCTGGCCGTGGACGTGAGTTCAAATTCTTCCACCCCTATATTTTCACCATCCCGGAAAAAGGCGAAGCGCACGCCACTGTGATGCGCATTGGACATGTATTTTTTGAATCCCGGCACCTGTGAACACATGGCCCGAAGCATTTCGCGAATATCAGCAACGTGAAAGCGATGAATCCTGCCAAATTTCTTTGCGGCCACACCTTTAAGCGTCAGCGTTTTCAGCATTTCATGAGTTCCTTATGCCTGACAATTCTGACTGTACGCTCACGATAATACTGACCGTAGGGAACGCGGGCAGAAAGATTGCCGGAAGAATGATGAAGAATAATATTGTTACCTAACCAGATGGCGGCATGGTTGGTTACGGGTGCGCTGAGCTGCATCATAATAATGTCGCCGGGTTGCATCTGATTTAATTCAACCTGAATAAAGCCTTCTGACTGCCAGTTATCATCGTACAGGTTTTCGCCGTTATTCCACCACTCACGCGGGACAGAGTAATCACCGAGAGAAAGATTAAACTCACGACGATAGTATTCACGGATTAGCGCCCAGCAATCCGCGTGACCGAGTACCCAGGGTCGTCCGGTGTAGTCACGATTTTCGCGCGGCGAAAACGTACACCAGTCACCGTCCGGCCATGAAATAATGCCCCATTCCAGCCCCGAGTGATCACACTGAATACGGTCAGTCTCTGAGGGGATTAACTGAGCTACATCCGGGTGCGAATGAACAACCATAATAATCTCACCCTCCTTTTCGGCATTTAAATAATCTGCTGGCGAGAGGGTGAAATAATCTTCTGGTTTATCAGAGATATTTTCACAACGAAGATAACGTTGTTTTCGTCCTGCCTGAACGACGACGCCGCAGCATTCGCGGGGATATTCCGCAGCGGCATGTTCGCGAATGGCCGCCATCAGTTTTTCGCGCATATTATTTACCCTGCAGGTTTGCCGCCGGAAACCCGCCAAACGGCAGAGGATTTCCGGGGCCAAAACGCGCCTCACAGTCAGGGAGTCGTCCTCCACAGACATCCAGCGCGGGATTGGTTGTCGGGGTGCCATCTTTCAGAAAATACAGCGTTCCGGCGTAATCACACCCCGTTCCACTCCGGTACAATCCCCGGAGGCACCAGGTACAGACAGGGGTTATCTGTCGGGACGGTAATTGCAGGCTCTGAATATCGAAAGGTGAGCAGAGTTCAAAATCAACCTGAGCTCTGTTCTCGGCTTTTTTGGCATTAACATAAAACACCTGCACCCGCTCTTCGTTCGGGTTAGCCGCGGGGTTCCCGGAAACCCAGTTAGCCGCATCAAGGTATTTAACCAGCGTGGTGTGGATCTTTACCTTTGCCTTGACCAGATCGTCATATTCAAGGCAAAGCGCTGTCACGTAGTTACCAACATTACCGACAGAGAGCGTCGGCGTAGGCTGAGAACCGGTACTTGAAAGCTCCACCCCTTTCAGCGCATAAGGATAAGGATCGTACTGATTCCCCTGCCAGATTATTGCTGGCAGATTTTCACCAGCAAAGGCATTCCAGTTATTATCTGAAATATTAAAGGCATGAAATCGTAACACAGTCTCCATACCAAATACCGTACCGTCGATTTCAATTAGCTGAACTATATTTCCGGATTCCAGTTGTTGAATATCCTGAGTAAAACTCATTAATAACTCCAGTTACGTTATCTGTTGGCAGAAAAATACCACTAAGGCGCATAAGCCTGTTCAAATACAAAACTTATTTCCGCAAACTCTCCATTCGTAAAAACAGGTTTTATTGAATCCCGTTTTACTCTGTAAAGTTTTTTCTCTCCCCACGGATTAGACCACCAGAATGATTTAGTGACATGGAATTTTAGAAATGCGCGAATAACTGCCATGTCGGATAATTTTCCGTTACAGCTAAGTTCCCATGTCGCGTTATCCTCGTTTATTCCAATACCAGCAACCTGCTTATAACCATCCCCGAACTGGATTTCCTGTGTTGCAATATTTATGCTTTCAGTGGCCCCCGTGCGCACAGGCCAGATAAATGTTTCAATTGCCATATAGATACCCTACCCGTCGTTCGCGAGGTTTTTAGCTTCGGTACAGAATCCCGCCAGGCGTAATTTCTTTTCTTAACCTGTCGGTAATGGTGAGTTGAATAACAGACTGTAACTGACTGGAAATAGCACTTGTATCAGAGGCGTTACCCCCACCCCCTGTAGAATCCTGATAAATACTCACTGGTGCCTCGACATGGATATTCGTAGCGTTGCCACTGGTATTGTTCACACCAGAACTGACAGCACGCACACCCAGTGAACCATCAGACGCGCGCGTCAGTGGCATAATGGCTTCCGGTCCCGCTTCGGCGAAGATGCCAGCTCCCTGCGCAAACGCAAACATCTGAGGCGTGTTGTAAACGCCGTTACTGTATGCGCTCAGGGACGGCGAATCCTGGACACCGCCCTGGGCGAAAAACTGGACTTTGTCGGCATAACCCTGCAGCGCCGCTACATTGACCGAGCCACCACTTGAAGCCGCCGAACCTCCGAAATAGCTACTGACGCCACTGACAACGGTCCCAAGCAAGCCACCAAATGATGACGATGAGCCGCCGCTCAGTGCACTTACGGCCGCCATTTGCAGGGAGACTTTGGCGATCATTTCCAGCGCCGACAGCCCCCATGACCTCCAGTCAGCTTTACCACGAACCAGCATAGACGCCACATTATCCATGGCGCTATCCATTGTGGTAGTAACTCCCTGTGAAACGGTCCCGGCGATGTCCATCGTGTTCTGCAGCCAGTTTTCATAACCACGTGACACACCATTACGCCAGTCAGCTTCTGATGCTGCGATAGCCCGATATTTATTATCGAGTTCAGTCAGTGCGGCATTGTAGGCCTTAACCGCTTCGGTAGAATTTTTACCCCCTGCTTTGTCGAAGGTTCGCTCTATCTGCTGGCGTTCTTCAAATCGTTGCCGCTCTCTGTCACTCAGCCCTGCGGTATCGGTCGCTGCTGTGGCCTCGTCACGGAATTTACGCGCAGCTTCGGTAAGCTGTTTCAGTGCCTCCGCCTGATCACGCTGTTTTTTAACGTTATCATCAGCCCGTGACGTCCAGCGAGCCAGCTCTGAGGCCTGCTTACGAATTTCCTCAGTCTGTTCGGCAGTCCATTTAATGCCGCTCTGGTGTGCGGCGGCGTAAAGATCAGCCGCTTTCTCGCCCTCACTGGCGCGGACCTTCTGAACCTCGGTCGCAATAGTAAGATCTTCAATTTTGCTGGCATACCTTTGAGCCTGCGAAGCGGCATCACGGTCAGCTTTTTCAGCTTCCCTGGTGGCGTCTGCTTTTGCTTTCTGTGCCGCTGCCACGTTCTGCGTGTTGTTATAGTCTTTTTCTGCCGCTGCCCTGTATTGAGACGCAAAGGTTGAATTATTCGGACCGTCTCGGCCCATATCCTGCAGGTCAAAATCAACCTGCCGATTGACCTTAGCAATGCCAGTTAACCCGGCCAGTTCAGCCTGGCGTTGCTTATTCAGCAGGCTCTTGGCATCTTTGTCAGAGACAGATGCCTGGGGTAAACGCAATGGGCTGGCTGTCAGTGAGTTATTATGCTCAATAGCATCATTTATGCCGTCAAGCACCTGTCTGAATATTGAACCTTGTCCAGTCATCAGAAGCAGATTGTTGTAATAAACATTTGCAGCAGCAGCATTCTGTCGCAGTAAGACATTATGCCGATCTGTGGTAGATATTAATTGTTTGGATACCTCATCACGGCGGCGCTCAGCATCAGCAAGTTCACCATTAATTTCTACCAGCGACTCTTGTGCTTTATTGTATGACCAACTCCCCTCTTCGCTATTTTTCATCGCAGCGCGAGCGTTGTACTGCTGCTGAGCCAGTTCGGCAATTTTACTATTTAAACCCGCGACCTCTTCGGCTTGCACACGCATTGAAACAGCGGTTTTATCGATTTCGTTACTATTATTACCCTGCACCACCAATCCAGAGACAGGCTTCGCATTGGCTATGGCCTCCCCATATTCAAGCGCAGATTTTCGCGCTTGCTCCTGATTTTGGTATACGGTGTACCATGCTCCTGCTCCTAGCATTACCAACCCGGGAATGCCGCCAATTAGAGATACCAGCCCCTTAGCCCCACTCCACATCAAATTTATTGTTGATGTTGCACGGTTAAGAGCCTCTTCGGAGGCAGTAACGGCGCGGTTTGAGAGCACAAGTCCGGCATTCGCAGCTATCAGCTCTCGCCGTTTTTTGATGACGTTATCTGAGGCCAGTAATGAAGCATTTGAACCTTTAGCTACATTTGCTTCGGCCAGCGCCAGGTTATATGCAGAGGTCGCTGCACTGGCGTTCGCTAGGGCTTTACGCTGTGCCTGTGTTGCGGCGTATGCCTGTGCATCGGCCAGAGCAATCTGGTTTTTTCTGGCTTCAAGCACCTCACCTGCAGATGATGTAACACCGGACAGAATACCACCAAGTAGACGAGAACCGCCGACAGCGGCCAGAACTGCCGCCGCGCTAGCCACTGTATCAAGGTTTGACGCCAGACCATCAAGCGCCCCTGACAGCGCCGTGGATGCGCCAAGAGCATCATTCGCGCCACCAACCCATGCCAGAAATGCGTTCTCGACTTTCTGCGCTGACCCGCTGATTGAGGCTGGTAGCGTTTCAAATTCTTTGCGCAGTAATTCGACATTGGTCAGTAACGGGACAATTTTATCCGTTGTCAGTTGCCCGTTCTGCGCCATATTGCGCAATCCGCCCACTGTGGTTTTCATGCCATCGGCCAATAACTTCGCCAGGCGACCGCCGTTCTCCATAATTGCATTGAATTCTTCGCCGCGCAGAACACCGGAGCCAAGCGCCTGGCTCAGTTGCGTGATAACGGAACTGGCTTCTTCGGTGCTGGCACCAGACAATTTCAGCGAAGTTGCGACCGTTTCAGTTACTTTCGCCACATCGGTTGAGGCATAACCGGCATCGCGCAATGAAGATGCTATACGGGCATATAGCGTTGCGTTGGCCTCAAACGATGTGCCGGTGCGCTGGCTGATTGCCATTAATGAGCGTTGCGCTGCTGCAAAATCTTCCGCGCCAGTGGAAGCCAGGCGCAGACGCCCGCTTAACTGGTTCCAGGTATCGGCATACTGAATAAGTTGATGTGTGGCAAATGCCCCTGCAAATGCCCCAGCAAGGCCCGTAGCGGTAGATTTAACGCTGACCAGCTCAGCATTCAGCGCCGCAATTGAGCGTTGTGTTTCACGGGTGACGGCAGCAGCCTGTTTGCCGCCCTGCTCCATTGTTTTGTAATAGTCCTGCCCCATCCGCGAGGCACGGGCAATTTCGCGCTGGAATGAACCGGAATCAGCAGAAACTTTAATGATGAGTTCGCGCAACGTAGCCATATTTCACCTATAAAAAAACCCGCTGCGAGGCGGGTTATATTTCATACTTGTTTATTGTTATGGGCTATTTGAATTAACAAGTCTATTTGGGCGTCTTGCTTCTTATTAATCTCTTGTAGAGCTTTAACTTGATCATTTGCTCTTACACTGGCTCTCGCTAAGTAAAATAAAAGAAAAATATTAAACACCCATCCCAAAAAGCCCAACAAAATCCATAATGGTTCCATAAGCACTCCTTCATCATTAGAGCGACCATTTTACCAATAAACATTTTAGATTGCCGCGCTGGTACAACACAAAAGAACCTAATGAATGAAAGATTCAAGCATGAGCCCGATGTTCAAAGATCAGACATCCATTTTTCAAGCTCTGCGGCTTCCCTCTCTCCATCCGACTCACCATTCCACTTAAGAATAAGGTCAGCCAGATTTGCTTTACCGCCCTGTGCATTGAATGCCGCCGCCGATATCTGGGCTGCCTGCACATCACCGCGCCAGTCGCCAATGGGACTCATCCGGTCATAGGCAATCCACATTTTCAGCTCACTGGCCGTCAGGGTGCTGCGCAGTTCGTGGAGCGTGCGCCCCAGCCGGAGCGCCAGCGTCATGAGAAAGAAAGTCAGCGGTTCTTTTACTTTTTTTCTGCCTGCTCCTGGTCAACCCCCAGCGCCAGAGCCATATTCAGGAGGCGTTTATGCACCTGGCCATAAACTTCTGCGACGGTACCGATATCATCATCAGAAAAAACACGCTCGCCTGCTTCATCGCGAAGAACATCAACGAAGAGGATCGTGTCCGCTTCTTTATTGCGGATAAATTCCTGCGCTGAGGTTAATTTAGCGGGTTCTTCTCCTTCCGGTAATTCAGGAGGCGTCAGGAATTCACGAAACTTAACCCAGGCATCACCTGACGGCTCACGAAGAATGACTTTTG